AGAAGGAAGTCGCGGTTGAACTCGCGCTTCACGTAGCCGTGGATTTGCAGGAGACCCCAGGCGACGGTGACGACGATGGCGAGAGGCTGCAGAACGTAGGACACCACAAGGCTCCCGAGCATGACCGGAATGTTGACGGACGCCGGCGCGTTCGCGGCGTACTCGATGAACTGTTGAGTTTTGGACATTATCGGAACACCTTGCGCGCGGTCGGGATGAGGAGGCGCAGCACGCGCTTCGCCGGGTCGGGCGGGATGCAGGCGCTGTCGGCGAGGCGCAGTACCGAAGTCGTGCGCGTGAGCTTGTAGCTCACGACAGCCTCGCGTTGGCGGTGGCGTGGATGACGCAGTGATCGGTGCCGCCGGCCGTTGATGCAGGGATGTAAACTCCGGTTGTACCGGGTTCAACGGTCCCTACCGTTTCGTCGTTTGCGCTGCCGCTTCGCCGCCAATTAGCGTTGACCGCACTCGGGTTGTAGGTGACGACGGTGGGCGTTGCTCGCATTTCGACAGGCAGCCGCCAAATGCCGGTCGGAGACACTGTGGCCGCAAGCGCATAGCCGGTCACACAACCAGAACGCTCGCCCACGTTTTGCGCCGGGGCAGTGCCTTGCTTGAAAGTTTTCGCGTAGTACCGCTGCGCCTTCGCCAGTTCGCGCTGAATGTCCTGCTGGTGATACGCGAGCGCCACGCCTCCGGGGATGACGTGGAAGCGCTTCAGGTAGGCAATGTTCGATGTCGAGGACATGAAGTTGGCCTGCGCCGAAGTCGTGAGTTCTGCACCTGCCCCCCAAGAACCTGCAGCCGCTTGGAAGTTGCTGCCTGCGGCGAGAGTCAGTCGCAACCAAAGGCCCGCACCCGTCGTGTAGAGATACGTCCCGCTCGTGTCCAGCGTCAGTGTGATTGAATAGCTGTTCTCTGCGGTGTCTGGCACCGTGATCGTGCCGATGTAGCGACGGTTGGCCGCGTTGTTCTGTACCGCGAGGCCGTACACGCCGGTCACGCTCGACTTGAACTTGAACTGGACCGTGATCTGAGAGGCCGAGGCGGTGCCGGGCAGCAGCGCGGCGGCGTCATAGCCCTCAATCGCGGTATAAATCTCGTACTTGTCAGTGGCCGCAATCGAAGCGTCGGCGGTCGTGCAGGTGATCTCTAGGCACTTCAGCGCCGCATTGTCGGGATCGGCAAGCGTACGCAGCTTAAACACACCGGCGCCTACAGTGTTTCCGCCCCAACCGTCCGGTCCTTGCACGCCTGCTCCGTTCACCGTGTAGAGCGCGCCCTCGTTGATCTGATCAATCAGCCAGTTCGGGTTGACGTTGAGCGGCGGGCGCGTGTAGTCCGTGATAAGGATCGGGTTGACTTTAGTAGTCATATTAGGTCATTATCTCCTGCGCTTGTCGATCGCCACGCCGACTGTTTGGTGAAGGGCGTCGCTCATGTCATGACTTCCCGCACCGAAAGTGACGAAGAATTAATCCCGCCAAACTTTTGATTTCCGCCTTGCCCGTTGAAGGTGGTGGTTCCTGCTGCGCTTCCGCCGGCGCGCACCTTTAGCGTTGTGGCCGAACTGGAGCCTGCCAAGAGTTCATGGCGGAAAACCAAATGGACGTCATCGCCCGCTGTCGCCGTTGCGTGAGAAATGACGCCGATAGCATCGGCGGTTGTGTCTCGGAACAAAGCAGCACTTATCCGGTTCGCTGCGGAGCTGGCTAAATGCGCGACAACGGACACTCGCAACACGTTGGCTGACGATGTCGGGGTGATGCTCTGCGAGAGGTATTGGTCGCCTTCGGTGCTCTGCGGAATGGTGTCATCAAACGGCAGTACCGTAGTGCCAGTGGCCGACGTGCCGGGCCGCGCCCATTGCGCCTGAATCTCCGCCCCCGGCAGTGGCACGCCTAGACCAAATAGTTGCTGACGAGTAGGTGCCGCTGACCAAGTTCCGGCAGTAGCGAGTCCAGATTCCCAAGTAGCATAGCCGAGAACGGAGTAAGCTTTGCTGGATACAGCAGCTCCATCAGTATAGAACACATGGGCGTTATCCGAAGCATCTCCTTCTTGAGTAGAAGAAGCAATTCCGAATCCAGCCAATGGGTAGATGTTCGGAACGGTGGTGGCTGTTTGAAGGCAGTTAATTACTCCAAGGCGTACAGTGCCACCATCATCGAAAGCCACACACCAAATCCTAAAGGCGGTGCTGTTAATCGTGCCAAGCAGGGCAGTGTTGTTGATAGAAATGGACGTTGCTGCGGTGACGGACCGGATCACCGGGACGCCGGTAGCCGGAGTCGCGCTGCGAAACACAATCTTGACCGGGTCTGCCGCGCTCGGGTCCGCGCCTGCTAGCGTCTTCAGCGCAACAGTCAGGACGTTGCCGGAGACCGACCACACGAGATAACCGTTGATGATCGACTGCCCTAGAGCAAGCGTGGAATCCGTCAGCTTGGCAAGCGTGACCGTCGCATCGCCCGGCACGCCTAATGCGAGCGTGACGCCGCTCACAACTTGGATGTTGTTCGTCCCAGTCGGCGGCGCGGCGCTGAAGGTCAGCGTTGTGCCGGAAACGGCATATTCGCTCTTGTCCTGGTACACGCCGCTGATGAAGACGAACGTGTTGTTCTCCGTGCCCGGCGCTACCGACAGTGTGAACCCGGTCGTCGAGCTGTCGCCGCTGAAGATGTCGACGGTGTAGTTGCCGCCGGACGGCCCCCATTCCATCGAGACCCACTGGTCAGGCGACGGATCGGTGTCCGGCACCAAGGTCACGCCCGCGCCGTTCGAGATCAGCGTCTTGCTCGTCGCCGAGTCGATGGTGTCGGTGCCGTTACGGTTGATCGTGACCGCGTTGCCGGACGCCTCGGTCTTCTTGATTCCGACGAGCCAGGTCTGATCGGGGAAATTCGTGAGCGCAGCGATGCTCGGCAGGTTGATCGTGACGGCGCCGCCGGAACAGTCGACGGCGAACAGCTTGCCGCGGTCGCTGTCGGCGATGGTGTACGGGCTGTCCGCGCTCGTCAGGAAGACGACATCGTTCCAGACAATCGAGTCGACAGCCGGCACAGTTGCCGACCCGGTCGAGCCGCCCGAACGATCTACGCCGTGTGCCGTCACTTCACGATCTCCTTATTTGCGCCCGCCGGAACCCTGGAACGGGATGGTGCCTTCCAGGTCGTCGTTCGTCTCCACGATCTCGCCGAACTCGTCGACGCGCTCGTAGTCGGGATGGTTCTCCATCTCGCGCGCTTCGCTCGGGGTCAGCTTGAGCAGCGGCGCGGTGGGATTCGGTTTGCAGCGGAAATAGCAGACTTTCATGGTTCGCTCCTTTGGTGTGTGATGGTTAGCCGAAGTCGCCGGTCGCGATGACCGAAGCGCCGGCATCGGTTGTGACACGCCAGCCCCCGAGACGACTCCGCAGCTGCAGCTTCACGACATACACGCCGATTGGAGTGTTCGCCGCGGTGATGGGGATGCTCGTGCCTCCGTTATCGTTGATCGACACGACGCCGGTCGCGGCAGTCGCGACTGTGACAATCAGTGCTTCCAGCCAGTCGCCGGCCTTGCCATTGGTGCCCAGCACCTGGTTGGTTTGGCTAGCGGCTACGGTTTCGTAATTCGTCGGTTGATAGTCACTCATTCCTGCTTCTCCTTGGCGTAGTCTTCGAGACCCAGCGCCGCGATGACGTCGCCGGTGTATTCCTTGGTGCCGACGTGACCGAGCTTGATGCTCGGGTCCAGCCAGCCTTTGAATCCTGCCGCGTTCGCATCTTCGTAGAACGCGATGTCTTCGCCGAGCGGCTTGCCGGCGGGCGTTCGCGACAGCCGGAAGAAATCCGGGTAGTCGACGCCCGACAGGTCATCGTGCAGCGATTCCTTCGTCGCGGCGATCCGCTCGATCACTTCGCGCCGGCAGATCGTGAAGCCGATCGGCAGCGACCGGATGCGGATGTTGCCGAGCGCGTTGACTTCGTAGTGCTCGGGGTCCGGAAAGTTGACGACGCACGCGACCGGCTCGCGCTTCAGCATGTACGCGGCGCCGATCAGGTCGTGCTGCGCGCCGAATCCGACAAGGCGGAGGAAGTCCGCCGGGCGCCACACGATGTCGCTGTCAATCCAGAACAGGTGCGTGCAGGTGCTGCGCAAAAACTCGCCGACGACCGCGTTGCGCGCCCAGGTGACGACGGAACTGCCCGTCGGGGCGCTGATGCGGACTGGAATTTCTTCGCGGTCACAGGTGCGGACCGTACTCATGAGCGACACAGCTGTCGCCCAGGGGATGGTGCCGCTGCCGACCGGCATCCCGATCATGATGTGCGGCATCATTTCGGAGCCCGGGTGAACACGTGTTCCAGCCCTAGTGCCCGGACAACGTCGCCGCGGTACACCTTGTGGCCGACGTGACCGAGTTCAACAGTCGGGTCGAGCCAGAAATCGTAGCCCAGCGCGCGCAGGTCGTCGAAGAATGCGATGTCTTCGCCGCGCAACAGTCCGTCGAAGCTGTCGACGCGGAACACATCCGCGACGCGCTCGCCGGACGCCTGGTTCAACACAGTCGGCTTCGTCGCGACCAGCTTTTCGATCGCCGCGCGGGAGACGACTGTGAACCCGAGGCCGGTGCCGTCGATCTTGACACAGCCGTACGGGTTGAGGGTGATCTTGCTCGGGTCCGGATGCCGGATCACGAACGCCTTGCGGTCTTCCGTCTTCAGCGGGTAGGCCGCCGAGACTACGTCCATGTGGGTCGAGAGGCCCAACAGTCGGAGAAAATCCTCCGGCTCCCACATGATGTCGCTGTCGATCCAGAACAGCCGCTTCTTGTTCCCTTGGAGGAAGCGGTGGACCACTTGCGAGCGCGCCATCGTGATGATCGACGAGCCGGCGACGTCGCACACGGTGACGTCGATGCCGCGCAGCGCGCAGGCGTGAGTGGTACGGGCTAGGGACAGGGCTGTCGGCCAGGGAAGCATCGGTCCGGTGGGGAAACCGATGGCGACGGACAGATCAGCCGGGTTCGGCCGAAAGGATTCGCTCAAGTTCGCTCCTGAGTTGGTGCGGGGTTGGTTTCGGCCCATCCCCGCGAAGCCGTTGATGCCTTACGACGCAGCGAACGGAGTCGCTACGGCGCCAGTGGTGTTGCAGCGCACGCGCACGAGCCAAAGCAGCGGCCCGATGTCGATCGCTTCGAACAAATCACCGCGCTTCCCGCCGGTCGTGCCGTCGGTGCCGCGCCAACGGCAGATGAAGTCCGTCGCCGTGGTCAGGAACGACTCGGCGGACGTAGCGACAGCTGTCGAATGGATCATCTCGGCCATACCGCTGAACAGGTCAGAAGTCTTGCCGCGAATATCGAGGATTTGGGTGAGAACTACGTTGTTGAGCAGGGTGTAGCGGTCGCCCGAGCCGGTCGCTTTCGGGAGAGTCACCGTGCACGTGCCCGTGATGAGCGCGTTGACGATGACGATCCGGTCGGCGTGATCGGCCTGGTTCAGCTGCAGTGCGACCGAGGTAGTCGCGAACAGGTTCGTGAGAACCCGGTCGTTGAAGAACCCCGGCTCGCGCGGGAGATCGCTGGGTGCGGATTGACGGGACATGCTGGATTTCCTTTTCGGTGGTGAGGGGAGGCTGGGGGGCCGGCTATCTGCCGACTCCCCCGTCAGTCACTCCGATTAGCCCGGCATTACCATCGCCACGCCACCCTTGTCATACGCTTCCGCGCAGCCGTAGATGGTGTCGGCGGTGAGCAGCGTCGCCAGGTATTCCTGCTTGTACTGCGTCTGCACGCGCGGACCGAGCACTTCCGCGAGCAGGATCGCATCGCGGTGCGCCAGGAGACCGACTTTCGCCGTGGTGGCCGAGGTCGGGGTCGGGCAGTTGCTGGTCACGTGGACCGACACGCCGTACACGTCGCCCAGCTTGCCGTTGCGGATGGTTTTGCCATCGCCCACGAAAGCCTGCTCGGTGAAGCGCGCGAGACCCATCATGATCCGACGGCCGACGGGCGGGATCACCAGGTAGCGATCCGACATCGGGATGTCGTTGTCGTCCAGCACCTGAATCACGCGCCGGATGCCGGCGTCGGTGATCGAGGTCGCGTTCGCGTTGCCGGAGGCATCGACGAAAGCGGTGGTGCCGTCACCGGCGATGACGCCGCCGGTCCAGGTCGAGGCGCCGTCACCCGAGTTCAGGGTGCGAGCCGCGTTGAACAGGCTGGTGTCCTTGATGACTGCCAGCGCGTAGCCGGCGTCGTCGGTGTAGAACTTGCGCATCGAGGCCAGCGCGTGAACTTCCGCGATGTCTTCGATCAGTCGCGAATACTGGAAGTGCGCCGTGAGGGAAACCGTCACGCTCGCGCCCGCCGCAGTCTGCGTGGTCACGATGGTGTCGGCTACCTTCGCCACGGCAACGCCGCGGTCGGGCTTCGGCAGCTTGACCGTGTCGCCCTTTTTGCCCTTCACATTGATCTTGCGAACGAGTTTCTCC